CATAGCATAGCCCATCATGCCCAAACCACACAAAGCAGATGTCATCACACGGGCATTGCGCTGTTGCTCACTATAGTTTTTCTTGAACGCTTCTACAGCAGCCTCATCCTCCTTGATGCTCTTAGGCAGATTGAACACAGCGCGCTCTAGAGAACCGGGCCATGCAGGGGCAAGTGCCTCAATAGCTCGCACCGCGCCAGTTGCAGCGGGGCGGAAGAACATATAGAACGCGCCCAGTGCTTTGCCCATTTCACCAACTTGTTCAAAGTTGGCAAGGTTTTTTGTGTACGCAGCGGCTTCCACCATAGCGGCTTGCATTGCGTCTTTCTCGCTCATGTTGTCTGCGAGGTTTTTTGTATAGAAGTTTTGCTTGACGATACCGTAAGCCGCGCCACGACTTGCAATCTCAAACATGTCCGTCCATGTGTCCACAAATTTGTTGAAGTCTTCTACCTTAGTGATGACACCACTCTTGCCAATGGATTTGTGCAACTCAATAAAGTTTGACTTCAAACCAAGACCTTGCAGGTAGGACACCAGCCCACCTTGCTCAATCATTTCAACCATGTTTCTTGTGTACTCGTCGCGGTTTTTTAACGCCTCTAGAATTTTGCGACTCTTCTCATCGCCTTTGTCGTACAACGCTGCCACTTGCATGGCCTTATACAAACCATTTTTAGCAGTGACTTGTGTGGCTACGGCAGTCAAGAATCGAGCAGCTTCCCTTGGCCCCATCTCTGCGCCAATCGTGAAGGCGTTGGTCAATGCGTCGCGCACAAAGTTGAGAGGCGCGAATTGGTAGTTGTAGCGGGTGTGAAGCATACCAACCCCGCCAGTGATTTTGTTTGCCAGTTCAATCAGGGGGTTGATGCGCTTGTAGCTACGACGAATAGCATTACGCATTTTTGGCTCAGCTACAACAAGAATGTCAATACTGCCATCATCGTTGTAATGGAAGATGGTTGTCTCGCCTTTGTACTCACTCAGGTCAACTGAATCACGTTCTTCAAAAGGAATATGTAGAGCCACCTTACCCGCAAGATGCCCTTGCCCATTGGGGTTATATTTGCCCTCGGGTAAAAGATTTTTGATGGTCTGCGTCAAATCTCGACGCCCAGCGCGCAGTGCGGAACGCACGCCATCAGACATGGTTTGCAAGATTGGGTTTCTAGACACGCTGAAGCGACCGTCCATTGAACCAGTGTTATCCTGCAACTCGCGCCCCATTGCACGACTATCAAAGTCAAGTTGCTCATCAATCTTTGTGTGGTTGGCAAGACCCTTTAATGGGATGTAGTCTTTCCAGCCGTAGAACGCGACACGGTTACTGACAGGTTGAGACCAGTAATTACCAATTTTATTGAGGCTTTTTGTCGCCTCATGCACTGCCTGCACAGCGGTGCGCACACGATCCATCTCTTCTTTGTACTTGCTGTCGTTGTATTGCTTAGTGATTTTATTCACAGACGCTTGATCAAGGGCTGTGACTTTGAAGTCAATGTCACCCACGTTTATGGATTTTGTTCCAGACGGGCTAAAGCCAGCGGGGTCAACATACTTTAAGTTAGGCTGTGGATAACCATCCTTGTAGATGACATTCCCTTGAGCATCTTTTTGGAAGATGATGCCATCTAGCTGTGTGCGTAACAGACGGGCTTCAGCCTCCGTTGTAATACCGGAATTCAGTATTTTGATGATCTCAGCACGTAGGTCAGCGGCGGTATGTTGTTTACCATTAAAAGTCAAAGTTTTCTTTGTGTTCTCCAGCGGCACACTGAGCATGTACTTAATCAGTCGGCGCTCAGGCTCATGCAGAGCCTCAAGAACTTTATGCAGATCAATCAAAGCTTCTTCAGAGGTAATGCCCGCCGCCTTTGCATACTCGGCGACTGAGGCATTCAACTCGTCAATATGTTCTTTGAGATAGCGGTTGTGATAGTTTCGCGCCAAAGACGCCGCAAGAGAGATTTGTTCATGCAGGTTGTTGATCGCATCTTTGCCTGTGCGGTACAGCAACTTTGCTTTTGCCAATTGTTGCTCCAGAACGCGCACCGGGTAGCTCTCGCTTTGGAAGATTGTCGCCAAGCGTTGCCAGCCGCCGGTAGTCGAGACAGACTTCACCAGCGCCTTGAATGGCGTGCCCGGTTTCTGGTCTGACTTCAGTTTGTACAGCGCATTGTTATCCGACGTTCTGTCATCTAAATCCGTCACTGTCTCAGGAGGCAACTCTTTTTTATCCCGAGCGGGTTTAACAGCAGGCAGCGGAGCCATCTCAATGCCGCCCTCTGGAACAGACGCGATAGCTTCAAACGCTGCATATACTTCTGGCAAGAAATTCTCAGATTTAACGTCACCCTCTTTGGTAAACATGCTTTTGAAGAAGTCAAACAATTTGGTCATGTTCACAACAAACTCAGACCACATAGACTTGTTGTCTGGCAGCAGGGTGGTGATCAAGTCTTTGGTCTTTAGCTGTGACAGTTCGTTCTGAAAAAACTTATCTGTCATTGCATAGCTGATAAACTCGTAGATGTTCTTAAACGCATCAGGGTAGTCTGCACCTAATTCCTGTTTGGAAATCTCCATTATTTCTTGGAGGTGCTCTACAGCATCCCGTTGTTCTTGAGTCAAACTTTTAGGATTGGTCTCGTATCTGCGCAAAATATCAATCGTGGCAGCATGGACAACCTCATGGAGCATGACCAGATCGGACAGCCCTTCAGGGGTAACAAGAATTACATCGCGTTTTGGGTCATAGACAGCTAAATCGTTGTTAGGCAACGAGGTGACAAGCTCAATCTTTGTGTTGAGCTTCAATGCAAATAACTTCTTTGCAAGGGCTTTGTGGATTGCGGTTTTTGCCTTTGTGCGCAGATACTGGAGGACACCTTGCAAGTTGCCATCTCTAATATGTTTCAATACCTCTGCGGGCAGGGCGTTTTGTCTGCGCTGCTCTTCTATTTGTTTGTCTAATTCTTTTTCTTGCGCGTCCGTCATTGTGCTGGGAGTTGCAAACGGGTTGGTGTAGTTCCCGTCCCCAGTGTCTGGCTCTATGCCTTGTGCGCGGCGCTTTAACTCATCAATGTTGTCTTGGGCTTTTTTCTTTTGGGCAGCGGTCATCTTGCCACCCAGTTCTGCCAAATGCAAGCCTAAGTGCGCTGCTGCCAAGTCTTGTTCTACTGGCGTGTTACTACCAATATATTTCTTGTAGATGTCTTTAGCTTCTTTAGGTAGCGTGTTCCACTCAGGAAAGCTCACCCCGTACAGCTTGTTGTATGCCCCCCGACTTCTGTTGTAGGTGAACGTAACTTCTTGCTGCTTGTCTGTTGGCTTCTCTTGTTTGTAGCCCCTGCCCCGCCCAGCTTCTTCTATGAACGAAGCCAACTCGCGCCCTGCAATATCATGCTCACGCTCCGCTGCTTCAGTGCCGCTGTATGTAGTGGCTTTGACAAAATCAAAATAAACTTTTTTCTGTAGCTGAGACAGTTCTTTCCACAAGGGTATGGTTATGTTTTCTTCCGCAAGTTTTTGGCGCGTGCGCTCGTACTCTGCTTGTTTAGCAGGAGAAACCCGGAACTCAGTAATCTCTTGGCGCTTGCCTTCAGCAGTGCGTTTGTCTGACTCTAGCTGTTCTTTGAGTGCTTGAGTGCGCACCTCCAACAACGTTTGTTTTATGCCCGCTTCTTGTTTCTGCTCAATCTCAGTCTGCATTTGCATTGCAGCTTGAGTGTTCTCAGTTTCAGACTTTTTAGGATCGTATTCGTACCCAGGGAATACTTCGGGGAACTCAGCCTTTGTATATACAACGGGTTGCTTTTCTTCCTTCTTTGGGCGGTTCCATTCGCTGTATGGGCGTCTTTCTTCCCCATCAACCGTGGTTGTTAGTGGAGTTGACTGATCTGCCGTTCCAGTACTAACGTCTGTAGCAGGTGCTCCAGTACCATCCACTCCGCCTGATTCAGTTGCAGGAGTTCCTGTGGAGGTGACGATAGTATCGGGCTGCTTAGCCACTCCAGTGCTTGTTCCACCTGTGTCTGCGACAGTTCCTGCAACATCTGGGGCTCCCTCTTCTTTAACAGTCAGGTCTCTAGTAGGGGTAGGTTGAGTCCCAGCGGTCTGGGTCTGAGTAGGTGGCACAACTTGCACGCCATCAATCTCAACGCTACCGTCTTTTCTAGTGACTTTTTGGCTTTCTTTGCCGTCAACATTTACTGTCGTTGTACCAACAATGGGGCTTTCAGACTTCTCCTGGCTCTTGTTCTTTAGCTCTTCAGTGAGTTTGTTCAAAGCGCGTTCCTGCGCCCCTGCAAAATTAGTACGCGCTCCGCCGATCGTGCCGGGCACGACAGACATACCTACAGCCGCCGCTGCGGTGTTGATATATTCCCGCAGGGCTTCTTTGTCAGCCAAAGACAGGTCCGCGCCGTAACGCTCCGCAAGAGCTTGAAGTTCTTCAGCGGGGATTTCTTTTGCCCCCGTGACTGCGATGCGCTTACCAATGTCCAATGCAAGAGACTTGGTGGCTTTCTCGCCAATCTTCATGGCATCAATGCCAATTTTGTTGATGAAGTAGTCTGCTATGGAGTGGACAACAACAGCAGGAGCAACACGCCCCATATCAATGTCTTCTGGTTTGAACTCTCGCCCCTCGGCTTCGGCACGGCGCTTCTCTTCTTCAAAGGCACGCCCACCCACTTCGCCAGCGCCGTGGACTCCAGCCTGTCCAACCATGCCCGTAGTTGTGCCAGCCTTTACAAAAACTTTCTTGGCTTCTTTTTCTACGTAGGCTTCTGCGGCTTCTTTGCCCTTTGTTTTGGCAATCTCTTCTGCGGCTTCTTTGACGCCTTTCTTAACCAATGTCTTTGACAGACCACCGGCTATTGCACCGGGTAATGCGCCAACACCGGCACCTGCGACTGCGCCAACACCAGCGCCAATACCCATAGCGGCAAGAGTTTCAGCAATGCTTGCTACGCCTGAACCCATCTGGTATGGCAACCAGTCAGTGATTACAGTGGTAATACCTTTATCCCATGCGCTAAGAAACTCATCAGATTCCCGGACCACTGCTTTAGCTTGGCCAGCCTCCATTGTCTTGAGGCCACTCTCTGTGAGCGCCTTGCCAGTTTCTTCCGCACCAAGTTTTGTAGCCGCTACACCAGTCAATGCTTTAGCAGCCCCGCCTAGTTCTTGCAGTTGGGGGAGGTAATTCTTGATACCCCGCATAAAGTCGCTAGACGTGTCGCTTTCTGGCAGGACAGTTGGCCCCGTTTTCGGTGGCTCTACTGGCACTTCTTTTTGTTTTGGTGCAGGGGCAGCGGACAAGAGATGGTTCAATATCTCAGCGTCTTTATACCCGGCGCGTCGTGCGCCACGAAGATCAAAGTTTGACTCTTTAGCCAGATAAGAATTTATATCGGCATCTGAGTACCCCGCGCTTCGCGCACCTTCAACATCAAAAGCCATGACTATTCCTTATCTTTGGAACGATGATAAAGGAGGAGGTTTACTTTTACCACCCGCACCAGTTACATTTGCGCCCTGGTCGCCCATCGCCCTAGAGAACGCAAGATCAGTGTTGCTCTTAGCGCCTTCAACTCGAGAATCCCAATCCCTTTCGCGAGCAACAATTCTATCTTTGGCCACCTGCAATTGTTCTTTTATTTGTGGGTTTTTGTCTAGCTGGTCTTTTGGCAGCATCCCGTATTGTTTGATAGTGGCAAGATCACCTTGATGCGCTTTACCGCTTTCTTCTCTAGAAATATCTGACAACACTCGGCGTTCTTGATCTGCGGAAGTTTGAAATTGCGAAAACTTCTTAGCATCTTGTGCATTTGCTTTTGCCGCTGCCCGATCTGCTGCCGCAGATTTAACCCTGAGTTCATCCCCCCGAAAGTTCATATCAGCAGTGTATTTTCTGCCTGACAAATCTATATTCGCTTCTTTTGTTCGCTGAGCAAAACTGCGGGTATCGGCTTCTTCTTTGGCTTGAATCTTGGCAATCTCAATATTGAGTGCCTGCGCTTTTTCAGCCTCTTTTATCTTTATGGCAGCAGCTTCATCTATCAAGCCTTTCTTCTCAAGGCGTGTAGCTTCATCAAGCCCCGCGATTGATTTATCAATTTCCATGCGAATCTTCTTGGCTTCTTTGGCGTCGTTAATCATGTCAGGCACAGATTCCCGCACCGCTGCCATACCAGCCACAAGGGTTGAGCCAGGAGTAGAACCCCACGATGCAAAGAACTTTGCCGCACGCATCCATTTTGTGCGTTCAGCCTCATCCGCTGCGTTAGCACGTTCAGCCATTAGCTTCTCACGCTGCCCCTGCTCCCCTGCGCCCGGTGCTCCTACGCCCATTTCTTTATACATAGCTTGTTTCTCAGCTATGATTTCATTCATTGGTCGATCTCGCGCTGTTATGGCTTCATTTCTTGCCGCTTGCAACGTACCAATACCAGTAGTTGGCTCTGGAGGTTTAGCTTGCGTTATCCCCGCAGGGGCGGCAGGTGGTGGCGCAGAGGGTTGTGGGTTTGGAGGCACACCAAGGTTTTCTTGACGGTCCCCTGGATGCCAATCAGGCGCGGCATCTTTTATAGCAGAGCCAAAATATCCCTCTTCAACTGTGTCTCCTCTGGCAAAGGCAACAATACCCCCGCCAGCCATTTGCTTTTGTTTCAGCAAAGACTTAGCCATTTCTTTTACTTTTTCACTAGAACTGCTCTTGATCTGCTGTTGCAGTTCTTCTGGCCCCATCTTCATGAGGTCAGCGTACACCTCGCCACCAACATCGTAGCTGGGCACGGAGGTGATTCCACCAGAAGCCATCTTCTTTTCTTTAATTACTCCGCCCTCTGCTTTGAGGGCGTTGTACAAAGACGCAGCGGCACCTGCCGTACCAATAGCTTGTGTAGTCTGATTGGGCGCAGCGGCGTACTGGTTAGTAGTCTGAGCTTGCATAGGCAAGCCACGCAGCATGTTAGACATCGTGCCCAACTGCATCAACGGGTACTGCTGCGCATTGGCGTAGTCCGTCATGGCCTGATTGATCTTCTGCTGCTCCAGTCCTTGCTGCTGTCCACCAATAGTGTTTTGTAGGTTGTAGATACCTTGTTGAGACGCAAGCCCTGCTTGTCCCAAGCCAGCCAACTGTTGCGCCCCCTGCATACCCGCTTGCAGATTTTGTAACCCATAGCCAGCGCCAAACTGACGCGACTGCTCCCGAGCCTGTTGAGCCTGCTGAAACGCCTGTTGGTTTGCAAGTTGGGATTGCAGATTTTGCCCTGCGCCAAACTGTTGAACGCCAAGTAAGGCATTGAGGTTTTGACTACCAACCTGTAGCCCCGCACCTTGATTAGCTTGTTGGGCTTGCAAGTTGGCTTGTTGCTGAGCGTTAAATTGCTGTTGAGCGTTCTGAAACGCAGCGTTTTGTCCTGCGGCTTGGATGTCGCCTTTCTGAGTTGCCAAGTTACGAGCGGCTTCTGCATCCATGATGGCGGCACGAGAACCCCCAAAAGCACCTGAACGGGTAGCTTGCCCAGCACGCTGAGTACCCGCAACATCGGCTTGACGCTGAGCTTCGCGTTGCTGAATATCCACCACATTCTGCATGTAGGGATTCATGTATTGACTGACGTTTTGACCCGTGTAGTCTTGGGTGCCTACCTGTTGGGCTGGACCCATTTGGAACTGCTGTAGGTTTGGCGCTTGAGCTTGCATCATGCCAAATTGCGAAGGCTGATACTGATTATTCATAGCAGATGTAATGCCTGCGCGGGTAACGTCTGCCGCTTGACCAAACTCCCCGGGCATCTGCATACCAGCAATACCGCGCTGCGCAGCTTCTTGCATGGGCTGGAAACCAGCTACGGCTTTGCCAGGGTCATAGCTAAGTTGTTTACCCTGCTCGTCATACGTACCACCATACGCTTTGTATGGTTGGAAACCAGTTATCTCCGTAGCACCGGGAACAGATTGTCCTGTATTTGGATCAATAGTACTGGGAGTTTGTTTTGTTTGAAACAACTGCTTTTGCGTCCCTTGGAGCATTGTCTCCACATAGGGTTTGGCGTATTCAGGGATATTGGTGTTATACGACGTGCTAGTTGTTTCAGTAGGAGCGGCGCGACCGCCACCACCGCCGCCACCACCATAGATGATGCGACCACCCTCTTTACGAGTAACGCTGTCTCCAAGCATTTCGCCCAAAGCATACAGTTCACGCCGAGAAAAACTTGTTCTCATAATTTGATCCTCATCACTTGATGGGTAACTTCTAACCCTAACTTTTCATACATCTGAACCAAGGTCCCCTTAGCCCAAAGCTGTGCTGTTGTTGCCCCATGTAGGCGCATCCATTTATAAAGCTCTTCAATCACATGAGGACGAACAATTGCTTTGCCGCCCATCAAATTTCCATGTGCAATTCGTTCCGTTGGCATGTCGATGATGTCAACCGCCGCCGCGCCAGTGATACCTTCACCGGGTTCATCCCACACCAACAAGTACGTGCGCCCCGTGCGCACCGCATACTCAACCATTTCTATCTTATTCAAGTCCGGATCAAGATCAATTGCCCTCTGCAATAGAGGCGCAGCAACAGGCCACACCTGGGGCAACTGGTTAGGACTGATTTGATATAGAGGCATTATTTAGGTACAAATTTGTTGGGATTGATTTTCTTGCCTTGTTTGGGATTCCCCGTGCGCTCTCTTCGCAATTTAGTCATCATCTCATGAAGTTTCTTAGCCCCTGCATCGGTCGAGCCATTACCAAGGTGAGATACCACATCGGCAGGAACCACGAACTCCCCGTCGGCTAACCGAGCGGGTTGTCTACCATTGATGGTAGCGGGAATGTTGTCACTCATGCCATCTCCCGGCCCTTTTAAAAGACGGGGGTTTCCACCAGCAGCGTAGCCACCAAGGCTTGAGTGCATGATGCCACCCTGTGCTGCATTCTCAGGATCGAGGGATGAACCAGCGGCTTCTTTCTTAGTGCCAGGAGGAGTTAGATCAATTTGCCCCATAGGAGTAGGTCGCTTTATGCCAGGGGTTTGCATATTGGCGCGTTTATTCACTTTAGCCATGCGAACTTGCGCAGCAGTAACAGGGTCTAAAGACCGAGTGTCTGGGTCGCTATCAAAAATAATCCCGGGGTCTCCCCGATCCCCCCGGGGGGCACCTTTTCCCGACGGCGGACGGGCTCTTTGATTCATCATCTGGGTGTAGGAATCTAAGGTGGAAGATAAGTCTCCGCCTCTGGCATACGCAGGTACACCGCCCGCTTGCATGATGCCGCCCTCTGCGTAGTTATATCTTTTAGGGGTGTACTGGTAGTCTTCTGGGTTGGCAAACCGCCCTTGGAAATCAGGCGACATTGAGTAACCCATACCTTTGTCGGGAGTACGATTTGCAGCCGTTGCAGCGTTGTCATCAAGCAGCCCAAGCCTTTTAGCCCCCATATAGCCTAAACCCGCAGCTTGAAATTTGTTATTTTCAGCCCAATCCATGACAGATTTCATACCGCTCACAAACGGATTATTGAAAAGCGCGGAAGCGCTACTTTTCATACCTAAGCCATCTGTAACACCAGGGGCACTTGATGCCATTTTTATCCCCTCACCCCCAGGCGCTGCACCAAAGTTATAGGTTGGATTAGGGATAGAGGGATTTGCACCAGTCAGGCTATATCCCGCGCCAGTAACATCAGGTGTAGAGGCTGCTCCTCTTGCAAGAACACTGCCACCATCAGTCGTAACAGGAGAAGTGATGGAAGCTGTAGAAGCATCTAAATACGCCGCTTGTCTAGGGTCTAAATATTGTGGAGCTGCCTGCGGTAGTCCAGAATTAGCTGCCGATGCAGCGGCGTTCTGTGAAGCATTTACCATTTGTGCATTTATACCCGCTTCACCCGCACCCGCACCTCCAGCAAGAGCGCTTTGAGTAGCCTCGCCCATAGCCGCCTGAGTAATCCCAGCGCCAGTGGTAGGTGCCATTGCGCCTAATGCCGCTTCGCCCAATCCAAGGCCCATAGCCTCACCGATACCGCCAAGGCCCATGTCAAACGCGCCCGCAGAGCCAAGCTCCATTGCACCGGCAGCCCCAGCGACTTCAGCAGCCCCAATGGCCCCCATAGCCCCAGCGGCTTCAGCCGCCATAAACGAAGCAAGCATTGGCATGATTAACCCTCTTTAGTTAAAGTTTCTGGCGACTCCAACCCGGTGCCGCGAAGATTGTGAAGACAGCATAACATTACGTTATCTGTGAGAGCAGTAAAAGCATGTTTCTTCCCAGCAGGAATCTTTATGACAGCAGGTGCTTTGAATTGTCCCAGAAGCTCCCCATCCTGCCAAGCCTCAACTGTTCCATGTGAAACAAGTGTGATGTGGTCGTGGGCGTGGACATGCTGAGATAAGACTGTTTTAGCCTTTGACATGGTGTAGGAGCGAACCCACATGTCATCAACCTCGGTGAACTCAACGTAGTCCAGTTCAATTTCAGTGTAGCTAGGGTTACTACGTAGTTCTTCAATATTCATGCTTTTATCCGAAGTGGGTAACTTGTTGCTGTGCCGCCTGAAGTGTCGTAGTAAATGTCACCTGAACGCAAGTTGGCAAAGTCAGCTTGCGTTGGTAAGCTGATGACAAACTGCCCCGGTGTAGTAGGACTCGGTTGAGCAAGCGTTAAGCCCGACACCACCCCCGGAGTACCTACACCAGCAGAACCAAATATTGCAGGAATCGGGCTGTTTATCTGGTTAAAGTACAGTCGCAGAATGTTCATGAACTGCTCTTGATACTGAGCGCTGTACTCAGTTGGGGCCGATGGTAAACGCGGGGGTGCAACAGTTTTAAGACCCATGTTATCTCCTGCCGTCCGGGCGAATGTCAATGCGAGGAGCGCCTAGTTGCCACTGCACCCCTAGTCCATCCAAGGCATTGCCCATAGTCCCAGAGCTAACCTTGAACGCCATCTGACGTCCGCGAATTCGAACGTAAACCTGTTGGGTGAACTGCTGTATGTTGTACGTTATTTGGTTCTGATAGTTCTGGGTGCTGGTCACAGCCGGGTTGTTTGAGGGGCTGTACGCTGCACCAGGAAAGTTTCTGGGTATGGCTGTGAAGTACGCCGTTGGCGTATTTACATTGGAGCCGTCAAACGTCAGGTCAGGTATTAAACGCCACACAAAACCAAAGTTGTTACCTTCACCAATATCAAAGTCAGATGACTGCACGTTAGCCACGATAGGAACAGACGGGTTGACCGTGCCATCATCTACGCCATTCTCGTGGTACACGAGCATTGCATTTGTATTTGTACCAGCAGTGCCATACGTAGTCGCCATAGGGGAAGCGCGAAGTGCGCTATCCAGCCAAGCTGTACGCCCTTGGTTAGCACCTGCGTAGTTGTCCCAGTCACCGTAATACCAGACGTTATCTTTGTAGTTGTAGATCACATACCGGTCAATTACATTGGAGTTGGTAGAACAATACTGCCACCAGACTTCGTTGTACCCCTCGTTTGTGCCCGACATAAACTGAAAAGACTGTGTTCTGTTGATGTCGGTAAAAACATACTCACGCAACGTAGACGGCAGAATCTCCACTCGACCAGAGTACATATAGAACTGATCCAACCCCATCCAGTACGTAATGTTGGTAGCAGACGCCACTGCATTGGGGCCAGCAATGGATATGTTGTCCCCCAGAATCTGAAAGCTCCACACGTAAGGTGGGCCAAGATACTGCATGGAGTAGATAGCAGAGTCCGTAAACACCAAAATCTCTTGGCGCGTCTGCTGAGCCGTAATGATGGACGAGCCATGACTAAGCCTGTAATCTCCCGCTTGGTTGGTAATAGCAGGAGTCCACATCAACAGGTTTTCCTGATCTGACCATCGAATCTGCATAGGGTCAAGCGTCGTAGTTGCATACACCCCCGTTGGATCGTTTGTACCAAAAGCAATCGTAAATCGGCTAGAGTCGGACACCAACACAAAGTTGCACACCGTTGGGCACGTAGAATCCGCGTCCCAATACGCAACGCTATTCTGTGTGTTGGTGTTGGACGCTGAAATTACTTGCGCTCGGTTAAAGATGGTGGGGTTTGAGTCCACCACCCAGTAGTAGATTGCCCCACCGCGAGGGTTAAACACCAAGTTCTGTCCGTAGTTTGACTCGCTCCAAGTACGCAACTGAACACCAATCCCAAGACCTGCGGGGGCAGCGGCCCCCCATCCTGTGGCAGTAGCGGCGTATTGAGCAACAGATGCCCCATCCGCATGAGCAGTTACATACCCAGCATACCCTCGCACACAGCCTGTGAACGAAGTCCCCGTCTTACCTGAGTACGAAATGACCTCACCATCAACAGCAAATACACCTGTTGAGGTAAAAGTAGAAGCATCCGCTACGTTGATGGTAACTGTGGAGTATTGAATTACCCCAGTAGATGCGACATGCGAAGCAGCGGTAGACCCACTAGCAGCGCGAGTACACCCCGTCAGAGTCGTAGCAGTCACTCCCGAATAAGAGATGATCTCGCTATCAATCAAAACACTGCCTGAAGCAGCGAGTGTGGCTGTGCTGGCTACGCTGATTGTGGTGGCCGTAGAGTTTAAGTCTGCGGACAATATGGTGTTGCCAACAGTGGTCAAAGCACCGTTCAGGGTAGTTGTGTACAACGGTCCAGGTGAACCACCCCAGCCCCCAGCGCCCCAACCCAAACCGATGGTAAACACATCACCGCCAGTTGAAATTTGAAACGCAAAAACAGCCGCGCCTGTTGTGCCCGCAGTTACTGTAACTGTGGAAGCGACATAGACTTCTATAGTGAACGTGGAACTGTTCACATATGTCATCTGAAACTCGGCGTTAAGGTTTGCCGCAGGAATGCCGTTTACCGCGCTGGCCACCCCCGAAATAGTTACAAAGTCTCCCGTCTGCCCGCCATACCCCGCCACATTACAAGTTACGGTGACGTATCGATTTGTGCCAGACGAGGACGCAGTGGTGGTAAACGCATTGGAAGCCACAGTGATTGCAACGGGGGGGATACCCGTCAGGGGCGTCACATCATAAAAGGTGCCGCCAGTCCCGTTTTGAATGTAGTACTTGAGGTTGGTACCCAGGCCCAACAAGTTGTACCCAGACAACGTAATCCAATTCCACAAGGAGCGGCACACGCCCCATATTGTGCCCGTGGGAGGCGCATACGTTGCAGCAAGAGGGCCAGCATCCTTTACCCAACCGCCAATTTTTTCTGGCATACCAGAACGAAAGCGCACCTTGTTGGTCTGCCACCATCCGCCTTCATTGCCGTAGTTGGTGCTTTCTCGGTTGGTTCCCGGCCTGAATGCAAGTTTCTGTAAGGGCATTTCGATTCCTATGACAAGAACATGGCGCGTTCGTCAATCCGACGGTTTTGCAGCCCTTTGAGTATTTTCCCACCAGCCATGCAATACTTCAAGAGTTCTTCCGCAGCACCCGCTTTATCGCCCCGAAGCAGCTTTTGACGAAGCGTTGAACGCTGGAGTGTTCCAAGACCGACATTGAAACTAAAGCTAACAAGGCTATCATACATACCTTGTGTAAGGGGAACGGGGCAGAACTGAGCCACTCCACGCTCAAACCTTGCAAGATCGCTTCTGAGAATCCCATCTACTTCATCCTTTGAAAACGTGCGGCTATCTTCTGGGCGAAGCGGGTAAGCTCCTCTTTGATCCATTGGTATCTTAGCTTGGTCTGGGTAAAGTACATGTCCGACTCCTATTGTCCAAAGCTGTGCTGGGCAGCGGTATGGCTTGTACCGAATGCCCTCATGGTGGCAGATGACCTTGATGGCCTCTGGGCTGAGCTTCATTTGCCGAATGCCCTGCCGCCAAAATGGAAGGCGATGATTGAGGCGAACAAGGCTTGAGTGTCGTCATCCCACAGTTGTTTTGCCATTTCCACAAAGCCCACACTGTTGGTAAAGCCGTGCCAGATCAAAGCGCAGTCAATGCCCACCAGAAGCAGGAAGAAGCCGTAGGTAATGACCGGGCGCACGCTGGCACGCAGGTTTTTCATCCAGAGGCTTGTGCCTTCATTCAGCGCCGTGTCGTGGGCATATATGGCTTGCATCTCAGCCTGTTGAGCGCCGATCAGGGCCTGCTTCTCATTGGATTTGGTTTCCATCTCCAGTTGCTCTGACTTGATGTGCTCGACCCGCTCTTGGGCCTCAAACCCCAGTTTTCGCATCTCCAACTCCCGCTGAATCTGAAGCTGCGCCAAGGCCATCTCATGCTTCTTGTCACTGCGGTCTTGGAAGAATTCCAGCAACTTGGGCAAGCCGCCCATCAGGAAAGAGATCAGGGTTGAAAATAGGGTCAGCATTACTGTTTACTCCTTGAAAGCATTGTTGCCGCTATGAGCAGCAGGTTGTGAATCTTCTCCATGTCTTCGGGCTGTTCGGCCCATCCAACGGTAATCTGTCCAATGAACCTACTTGGGTCAGGTGGAACACCCACTCTACACCCATAGGTCATTCCCTTCTCAATGTACCAAAGGCCAATCTCACTCTGCGCCTGGGTGTAGCTGCCGCAGGGTATCTCCCCCGCCATCAGCGCCACCACATCCTTGTTGTTTGCCACATTGGATGTAAACAGCCCAATGTCCAGCCCGTCATTGATCTTGTCCCGGCCTTCCTTTGTGTAGGCTCTGTGTAGCACCCGAGTCCCAAACATTGGGTTGACCTTGAACACCGCCACAACCACCGCCCCGGTGTGCTTAAACAAATGGGAAGCCGCATCCTCAATTCTGTCTTCTGCAATGGAGGGCATCTTCTGGTTCTCTCGGTATGCCCCCACCAACAATTCTTGGTTCTGCCAAAGAAAATACCCTGAGAAGGCCACAACCCCCATCACCAGGATGGCGATCAACTTGAACGGGCTGTCCACATAGGCCAGCACCTTGCTCAAGGTGTCATCTGGGTTCGGCTTCTCGTTTGGCATCTTCTATATGCCCCTTTGCAAAGAGCATACGCCGTGATTGGATCAATTTTTACCTCTAGGTTTATGCCCCGAGAGAATATAAAGTGTAGGACATGGTTACGGTGGTAATACTGCCGGGGTACCAAAACACTTCAAGCTGCCCCGTACCTGAGAATCTCAAAAGCACAGTTTCCTGTTCAGAACCTCGCCCATTAACAGCTATGGTAGTTATCCCCGGCGACCCGTTTCCAGCTAACGTATTACCAGCGAATACACAAGTACCATAAAAAGAAGAATTGCTTGGGGATGTGACGTTCCAAAACATGGTTATCAAGTAAGAGGTGCCTGTTGTACAGGTAGCCCCAGAAACAGTTGTCCACGTAGTAGAAGGGCAAGTAAATGAACTAGCTGCCGTTTGCCTGTACAGCAACCCTCCAGAGACAGAACCCGCAGTTGTAGCGTGTGTGGCCAGAGTGGCAAGCGTAGCCAAAGTAGCCGTGGTGGCTAAAGTAGCAGTGGTGGCCAGCGTAGCCAAGGTGGCAGACGAAGCAAAAGTTGCGTTAGTAGCCGCGCCCGCATTGGTAGCAAAACTCGCATTGGTGGCTGCACCTGCATTAGTAGCAAAACTCGCATTAGTAGCCGAACCTGCACTGGTGGCCAAGGTTGCAAGCGTAGCCAAAGTGGCTGTAGTGGCCAAAGTAGCAAGCGTAGCAAGCGTAGCAGTAGTGGCCAAAGTTGCGTTTGTGGCGCTGGCTGCGCTGCCTGAGACGTTAATACCCCAAGTACCTGACGCGCCTGTACCAGTAGGAGAAGGTACGTTTGTACCGATGACCAAACCTAAATTTGTTCTTGCTCCCGCCGCAGTGGTTGCGCCTGTACCACCATTGGCAACAGCTAAAGTACCAGTCAAATTTGCGGCTTGTAGTTCATAGAAGTTGGCCGCATCAGACCAGACCATGACCTTGGAGCCATCGGTGACCGTAACCCCCGTACCCGCTGCTGTGGTGTTACCAATCACAGTCGAGTTGTAGATGGTCATCGAGTAGCCGCTGTTGTTCCAAATGATGTACGCTTTGGAAGCAGGGGGTGCGTATACAGCGAAGGCAGCACCAGTTGTGGTGGTGAACCGCAACATGGCATACACAGCCTGATTACTCGCTGCTGTAGATGTTGGACCGTTGGTGTATGTCAGTGCTTGGCTTGCAGAAGTCACGCTGACCGTCTGATATCCACTGACAGCGGTATCTAGGATATACGCCAGATTGTTATTGGTTGTGTCTCCCCAAACACCCGCCTGGGTGCCGCTAGTCGGCAGTTCAATCCGAAGACTTGAGGAATACGTGCTCATTTGTTTTCCTTAATCATGCTTAATGTTTTTACGCAAACCTTGGGCCGTTAAACCACATGGTTGCTGTTTTGCGGACCCCTGTAACTACAGGCGTTACCCGGTGCTCCAAAATTGACGGGAAGACAACCATAGTACCTTTAACCAGCGGAACCGTATATTCCTGATACAGCCGTATTTGAAGTTCGCCGCCAGTAAATTCGCTTGGATCATTTAGCAAACAAATAACGGTCAGCTTTCGGTCCGTGCCCATCCCTGACAAAGGGAACACATCAACATGCCAATTGTAGTGTTGTGATGGCCCGTATTCAGCATACTGGATGGCTTCAGAGTTGTGCATGATGTATGCCCACTTACATTCTGTATTGCCTTGCGTGGCATGGGCAGACATGTACTTCTCAAACGCATGCCCTTTAGGAGCAAACGCAACTTTTGTGTCCCTATGCGTAGTGTTCCGAACAGCACTGTCTGGCCCCATTGTGGCTTCACGGACAGGAAGTTTTACAAAATCCTGTTCCGTTGCATCACAGATTTCTTGGGGTATCTGTTGTATATACCAAATAGGAAGGTGTGCCATTTAGCCTCTTAGACTGGCGCAGTGGGCCAAGTTACAGTTGTTGGGAACGTAGATTGCAGCGTAATGTCTCTAAGTGCTTGACGGTACGCCACCCACTTTTCTTTTGTGGCAGCGGGCACATCCAACGCTTGTGTCCAATCAGTCTGGGCAATTAAATAATCCCTCATGCTTCTTATTTCTGAAGACGCTTTAACAGGATCAAAAACAAACGGGGCTATTGGCCCATATGTACCTGATTTTAAAGCCGCATATAACAATTGACCGTGCGGTTCTGGGTCCCAAGCATTGGCGCTAAACGGAAGCACCTCGGGTATTTCTCTCCACTTAACCCGGCACTCAATGTGAGTCTCTTCAGCATTGTAATAAACAGGATCAGTTACAAACTCTACTGTAAATGTAGCCATGTCATTCCTTTAAGATATTCTGATTGCAACGCCCGCAACGCTGTATGTGTTTCCCAAAAATCTCCAGGTTCCAGACAAGGGGTCTGTGGTAGGTGAGTTATATCGATAAACAACACAGCCTGAAGCAGTAGTTCCGGCTAATGCGCCTGTCGCAATGCCAGCGCCTGACGCCAAAACAGATATGCTGCTAACACTATTAAAAGCTGACGAAAATGAAGGGCCAGTGGGGCCAGTGGGGCCAGTAGGGCCAGTAGGTCCTGTATTTCCTTGAATACCTTGAATACCCTGTGGTCCTGTAGGGCCAGTTGGGCCAGTAGGGCCAGTAGGGCCAGTAGTCGCAGCCCAAGCAAATGCCGTTCCATTCCATTGGAGGTATGTACTGGCACTTACAGGGGCCGTAACAAAAGTAGTTGTGCCTGCTCCTGAGTTATACACGATCCGGTTTGCCGCGCCGCCGCCCACGTTAGTTGCCGTAGTAGCCAACGTAGCCAACGTTGCCAGAGTAGCCAATGTTGCATTGGTAGCCGAAGTTGATGAAGTGGCAAAAGTGGCATTGGTTGCAGACGAAGCAAAAGTGGCGTTGGTAGCCGATCCTGCTGCAATACTGGACTGGTTGAGCCAAGTAGGTGCTGCTGCGCCGTTACTTTGAAGAACTTGCCCGGAAGTACCAGCCGTAGAGTATGCTTGCGCCGTACCCGTGCCATAGGTAACACCCCCGTTGGTCGGGGTATCTGTGGTGTTTGTACCGCCGTTAGCAATCGGAAGCGTGCCGCTGACATGCGTAGCCATGCCAATCTTGCCCCAGCTTGGGGCTGCGCCAACACCACCGGAGATCAACGCATTGCCAACGGCTACGTCCGCAAGTTTAGCCAGCGATGTGGTTGTGTCTGCATAGATTAAGTCGCCAACAGCATAAGAAGTCTGCCCCGTGCCGCCCAGAGGAGCCGACACTGCCGTGAAGCCCGTAGCCAGCGAACCCGCAGCCAGCGCCCCAGTCCCAGTAATTCCTGTGTAAGAACCCGTGAGCCTTGAAGTACCGAGCGTGCCAGACGAGATGTTGCTGGCATTAGTCGTGTCCGTGGTAGCTGAAGCTGCAAGACCAGACACCGCCCCTGCGGCAATGGCAATAGCTGTGTCGGTAGCCGAAGTAATCTGACCTTGGGCGTTGACTGCCACGACTGGGACAGAACTTGCGGAGCCGTAGGTTGTTGCGCTTACCCCAGTGTTAGCGATGTTGAATGTGTAGGTGGGCGACTCAGACAGCCCCGTCCCTGCGGTGTAAGTGATTGGCGCAGCAAACTGCTGAAAAACAATCGCGGTTGTACCAATAACTATAGGGGGCGCGGTCTGTTGCACCCAAGCGGTGTTGAGGTTTACTGTGCCGCTAGTCACCAAGAAAAAGTCACCCTCGTCAATCTGGTCAACTCCGGTTCCAGCGGTATCAAAGTCGGTTGCCCGAGTCAGGATGTATGGCGCTCCAGCGGAGCCAACCTGGGTGACCGTGTACACACCGTTGTTTGCTTGCGTGGCTTCGTTTTTCACCAATATCCGGTTTGAAGCGACGGTAAGCGTTGAGTCCACAGACAACGCGCCATTAGCGGTCGCCGTAAGCGTTGCCCCAACCCCAGATGTGCCGTTGTTGTACGTGTTTGCTGGCAGGGCTGCGGTAGTCGCCAAATCCACAGCTTCGTGGAAGTGGATGCCAGACGCAATAGCGTCGGCGTACTGTTTGTTAACAATGTCTGTATTGCTGACTGGGGTCGTAGTAATTGTGCCGGATGTCAGGGCTATGGAGTTGGCAGTAAGCGCATCGAACGCTTGTTGTACCGTGTAAACATTTGCCGAATCCTTGTACACCGATCGCGCAGATGGGTAAGTTACAAAGACATTCTTTGTACCCGCAGCAAAGGGAACCAACGCGCCTGCATTGCTGGAAGACAGCACGGTGTCACGAGACAGGCTTGGACCTGCCGAGGTATATGTACCAATGCCTACTTCCCAATCGCCTGCGGTCAGGTCTACGATGGTGTAGTACGTGGTATTGCCGTTACCGACAGTGGCAAAAGTTTGAAACCCAAGGACAGCCCCGCCAAGCGTAACAGTGCCTGTCCCGGTGGTTGCCGTTATTTCTTGTACCCTGTCTTTTACTACGAGTGCCATATTTAACCCTGCGTTTTTACAGTCTGCCAAGTGGTAGATTGCGAGTTGTTGATGATTTCCCACAAGAACCGAGCAAGTATCACATCCGCCCCCACCGCACTGTCCTGTATGGTAGCAAGAAAGACGGCTGAAGCCAATAGCGAATCCAGAGCGGTAGCCGTGTCACTGACAACGGCATTAAATGTGGAGGGGGCCACCAATGTACTGTCGGACGCCGTAGCCGTGTCGGCTATCGCAACCCCAAACCCAGCGGCGGCGGCAATGGAGTCTGATCCCGTAGCAGCATCCACAAAAGCCACCAAAAAGTCAACGTTTGAACTTGGGGTATCCAGCGCCGTTGCCAACTCTTGAATAAATACGCTGTATTCAAGCCCGCCAGTAATCAAATCGGACGCTGCGGCGACTTCAGAAATTAAGACTGCCCAATCAGCTTGGGCTGAATACAGGTCAGACGCGCTGGCAGTGTCTACATACAGTCCTTCAAAAGTCGCCGCAGCGGCGAACGTGTCCGAAGCAGTTGCTGCGTCTTCAAAGTATGCTGGGAACACCACCAAAGCTGAAGGCGTATCCAGCGCAGTGATGGTCTCTGCTACGGCTGCACTGAAGTCCGATTCCGCGACAACAATGTTCTCACCAACTGCGATCTCTTCCAGAATCAAAGGCGCAAACAACGCCACCGCATTGACTGCTGTATCTGACGCCGTTACAGCTTCAGCAACCGCGCTGTCATAGATTGCACCCGCCCCCGCTAGAGCAGCAAAGGGCGCGGCGGCAAATGCGGATGTACCGAACACAAAGGATTACGCAGCGTCAAGGCTAAACGTGTAGGTCACGTTCAACGTGTCACCGCTCACCACGGTACGGTCGCCAGGAGACTGGAAATCGGCTTCAGAGAACAAAACCCCCGAAGTTCCACTGCTTACAGTACACAGGAACGCCCCGGCAACAACACCCCCAGCACCAGAAATAGTGAACGATGAAGGTGCAGCAGAGTTGGTGATAACTGAAGGATCGGCAGTAGTAGCCGTACCAAAAGTTACAGCCTTGCGTGAGCCAGCGTAGTCGGTAAACTCAGTCCATGCTTTGGAAGCTAGAGTATCAGCAGCAGCGAATGTCGTGCCAGAACCGGGGCCAGTCACCAAACCGAGAAAGAACGCCGCAGTGTAGGTGCTGCCTTTGAAGTACTGGGTGTTCATGTTTTGCAGCCCCTCGTTGACCACGAGGTTGTGCATTTTGTCTTCCCATTTCAGATTGCCGTCTTTATCTAGGCATTGAACGTGGAATATGCCGCCGCCACGAGCACCGTTTTGCAGAACCGTACCAGCAACCAGACCCGCAGTTACGGTATCGGTAGAGAGAGCTTTTTCGT